TGCACAAAGCAATATGGCAAAGGCGAACATTATTGTATTTTTATTTTTTACCAGATATCTCATAATTATTATATCTAGGGGGCACAGAACGAACCGGTTAAACTTTGAACATTGATAAACAGGGCGCAAACTCTTTATTGATAGGCGTTTCAGAAGGATATAGCACGGACGCCGATTTAAAACGAAAGGTTTTTTGCTTTACACTTGCTTTACTATTGCTTTAATCAAATAATAGTTCGATATAAGCAAATGCGGCCCGCCCTTTGCTTTTCTCTTTACTTTGCTTATCATTTACCTTTGAATAATATAAGGCTGCTAGATCGTCCCCAAATGGAGCGGTTAAACAGCCTTATTTATTTCCTCTTTTTGCTGTACCTATTTTAGTAGTTTAACACTGCAAATACTTCCATATACTTATTATTTGGTATTTTTGCACAAATCAAAATTCTAAAAAGCATGAAGAAAACTGATACAAAAGTGATACTTGTTCACCTAATTTTTGAAAAGCGCAATTATACCTTCGGAAGTATTTCCGCGATCTTTGATAGCCCTGAAGGATTGGACGAAAAGACAATAGGTATAACAAAAAACACACTATTGCACGCCGGACTATCTGACGGAAACCCTAGAGCTACTTCGCGCGCTATAATACAGCAGTTACCTCTTATCAGAAATAAAAGATAACTATTTATAAAACAGGATATTAAAGCCGTTAGAATGATGTTAATACAACATTTTCTAACGGCTTTAGTTTTGATGTCAAATTCATAAGGGGGACAAAAAGAGGGTCATAAAAGAGGGGCTAAAATAGTGTTAAAAGAGGGTCAAAAGGGGGTCAAAAGTATGTTTGTTGACACACGAAAATAGATACAACGCTACATAAAAACATCTATTTTGGCAAAAAAAGTCTCTTAAATGGGTAGAAAATACCATTTAAGAGACGTCTATTATAGTTCTTGACACTAACTTAGTAAACTGTTATTCAGAATATTAAGTTTGATTTCTTTCTTTAATCGCCTTATAATTGCGTGCGTGTATCCAATTGGGGCTATTCAAGGCATACCGCACCAATAACAACAGCAATACCGGTGATCTCGTCAACTGGTATTTCAAAAGGTGGATAGTCTTTATTATCAGATATAGCGCGCAAATGTTCTTTATCATCGCCCGGCATAATACGTTTCACCAACATACCTTGTTCACGAGTAGCGATTACATGGCATTTATTCCATTGTAAAAACTGTGTGTTTCGGAGTATAGAACAGGCGATAACATCACCTGAATTAAAATGCGGATACATAGATAATCCAGTAATTTCGATCATAAAATCAACATGGCAATTTTTGAACTTAGGTATTACATAATAATCCTTTATGTCAGCTTCTTCTATGGTAAAGTCTGCACCTCCGAAACCTGCCGCTACCCTTGTAGTTACTAGGGGGATAGGATTTAAACCATTACGGGCGGCTTCTGCAAATGGGATTGCTTCCGGTGTGTGTGGTATTTCACCTATTGGAAGCTGTTTTATAGTTGGTGTTCTTTCTGTATTTATAGATGAAGAATAAATAGAAGAATTTTGCCGTCCCTGTTCTTTTAACATATTTCCTTTACCTGTTAAAAGCCATTCCGGATTTACATTTTCGCATTTTGAGTATATTAATTCTGTATCGAATGTGTTTCTGCTTAACCATGTGCTTAATCCTTGCGCAGAGACACCTAAACGCTTTGCAAACTGTGATTTATTCCCCCTTTCATAATGATTAATAAGGGCATTTAGCATTTCTTTTTTATCCATATTAGTACATAATTAAACAAAACGAGAAAATAATACTCATTTTGTTTGGTGTTTAATTCTCAAAATGTTTATATTTGCACCGTGTTAAAGATATTAACGGGCGGTAAATATAAGAAAAACGCCCGACAGTTCAATAATAAGTTAATAACTAAATAATTTTGATTATGTGGAAATTGATAACAAAAGATGGTGAAGTTCTGACAACTAACAGACTGGATGTATTGGTTAAGTATGCAAACATGTGTAATATTTCATGCGGTAGTATACATACTACTACTGAAGAAATAGAAACTCCCAATAATATGATTCATCCCTTCGATGCTTTAGCTTGTAAACGTTCTGCAAATAAGTATATTCAATCAGAGACAACTTCGCAAGAAAAAAAAGCAGAATATTATACTCGGGAATCAACAAAAAGGCAGTTCTCTTTGAGTGAATCCGAAAGAGAACTGCTTCAGTATATGGTAGACAAGCGTTGTCAAGAAATTACAGACCGGTATTTTACTGAAATAAGAAAATACGAGCAAAGGTTCATAGATGAGGTGCAAAGAATCAAGGATATTTCACTTCAATATCCTGTTCTCGGCACCGCTCCTCATGAGCAAGCCTTTCTTTCGTCATGCGATCAATTATTTCGACGTCACCGTGACGAGATGCGGCAACTGAAAGGTATTTGTGATACTCTTGGTCTAAAAACCAACTCCCTTCTGAATCGCGTTCTTGGATATAACGCTCCAGAGCGTAAATGCGAGCCTCAAGACGCACAACATCTTCGGTAGTGTAATTGAATTTATCCATAATAATTTAATTTTAGTTTGATATGCTACAAATGTAGCAAATCTTCCGTAGTTCGTGAGAATAGCGGAAGATAATTTTAAAAAGGTTATTCATAATAAAACGATATAGTGATGAAAAAGCATATTTATTTAGACAAAGCCGGAAAAGGCAAATTGCGTCAGATATTCGGATGTACTGAAGTAATGGTTTGGAAGGCTTTGACATTTGAAAGCGACAGTGATTTGGCCCGTAAAATACGCTTTACGGCTATGAAAGAGTTTGGCGGTGTATTAATGGGTGACGGTGTTTATTCGGGCTTTGAAACCATACATGACACAACAACAATGACACAAATATTCAGTAGCCGTGTCAAAATTATCGCGCATAAGAATATAGATAAAGCCGCCGTATTGATTGACGGAGAAGTCAAGCAAACAGTGAGCGATTTATCAATCCCTGAATTTATGAACCTTCAAAAAGAAGTAGCTAGAATTGCTTCTGAACTTCAGCTTTAAAGTTGCATTATGGAGTATTACGGAAAAATATTGTGCATATCCAAAGACGACCTGACGCGCGATGATCGGGCACTTGTGGGAACATACAAGATTGATGTAACCAAAGCCCCTATTATGAGCAATGAGTGCTATAAATCACTTCTCCGTCGCAAAAAAATGAAGGTTGTTCGTAAAGGCATAGGCCGTGGGGTTACTGCTTTGGTTTCCGTGGATAGTCTGCCAGACAAATATAAAAAGTTAGTTGAACAAAAATACGGTAGTATGGATGTCGAAATATTAAGAAATTGGTTTGCTTCTCATTGGGAAGTTGATGCCAACGCACGTAGTTTTTATTCTCGTTATCGTCTTGCATCCGGTAAGCCTTTAGAACCGGAACAACAGCAGGAATACACTTTGAATGCTTCTGCCTTGCAGTCTGTTATTCGTTTGATGAATGATGTTAAGATGAAACGAGCGGTTATGCAGAATAACAAAATTCGCTGGGAAGAAATGACCGGTGCTATCAGCTTCTTTCAGGAAGAGTTCGGGCACAATCTGCCGCTTTCTGTTAACCGTTTCAAGAAGAAGGTTAAAGACTTTCAGGAAAATGGATACGACAGTTTGATAAGCAAGAAATTTGGCAATCAGAACACAAGAAAGGTTGATGTAAACATTGAACGTCTTGTACTAGGTTTGGCAACGCTTCCGAATAAGCCGTGGAACACTAACGTAGGTGACATGTATAACAAGTTCATTAACGGAGAATTACAAGTGTGCGACCCTGAAACCGGTGAAATCTTTAACGCTTCGGACTTTGTAGATAAAAAAGGCAATTCGATCAAACTTAGTCAGTCTACAATAAACAGCTACCTGAATCAGCCGAAGAATCAAGTTTTAATAAACAGTAAACTTATGACATGGAGCACGTTCATGCACAATGAACGTCCGCATGTACACCGCCACGCCCCGGAATTTTCTTTCAGTAAGATTTCATTTGACGACCGCGATCTCCCGCGCAAACTGAAAGACACTAAACAACGGCCAAAGGCTTATTACGCTTATGACGTGACAAGTCAGTGCGTTGTTGGTTTTGCCTATAATCGCAATAAGAATGTGGATTTGGTTGTTGACTGTTTCCGTGATATGTTTCAGCGTATAGAGCGCAACGGATGGAACTGCCCGGCACAGGTTGAAGTAGAAAATCACTTAATGAGCCAGTGGAAAGACAGTTTTCTGAAAGCCGGAACGATGTTTCCTTTCGTCCGTTTTTGTGCTCCTTTAAACTCACAGGAAAAATATGCTGAACCTTTAAATGGCGCAAAGAAACGTAGTATTGAACACAAAAACCATTTAGGCATCGGGCGTTTCTATGCAAAGAATGAGAAATACAGGGCTGAAAGCAAGAAGATTAGTGACCAATATAACGACAACTATGAAGATAAGCAATATTACACGTGGGAAGAACTGATTGCTGACGATGTAGCGGACGTTATGGAGTTTAACAACTCATTGCATCCAAATCAAAAGAAATACCCTAAAATGACACGCTGGCAGGTTCTTGAAAGCAATATGAACCCCACCTTGCAACCAGTTGACAAGGCTATTTTATACCGCTACATCGGTGAACATGTAGAAACAAGTATCCGCCGTAACAGTTACTGCCGTGTAAACTATACAAATCTTTGGTTAAGTAGCCCGGAAGTGCTTGACCGGCTGGCACCAAATAACAGGACGGTGGATGCCTATTATTTGCCCGATGATGAAGGCAACATGGGTGATGTGTATATCTATCAAAATGGGGTACTACTTGATAAGTTAAGCAATGTCGGAACTTACAATACAGCCGATGCTGAGCAGACCGAAGTAGATGAACAAATTATGACCGAACAATTAAAAAAGATAAGCCAGTTTGATTCAATGACTAAAAAACAAGCGATTCCGCCTGTCGTAGTGATGAAAACTGAAACCGTGAAGAAAATAGAAACGGCAGTGGCAAAACCTGTACAGGTAAAAAGTATAGAAATGGATGCCGATACATTAATATCACGATTCAGCAACTACAAAGGCCGGGGACTGGCAGATACATAACAGCATTAGAATAACATTAAAACATTATTATAATATGGAAGTAACAAATGAAATCAAGCAGCGTATTCTTGAGGCTATAAAGGCAAATCGGGAAAACTATACATCAGATAACAAACATGCGGTTGCACTTGGTATTTCTCCAAGTGTCTATAATGTACTGAAGAAGGGAAAGACAGACAAACAGGTTAGTGATACAAACTGGATTTGCATTGCCCGCCGTTTAAACGTCTCTTTAGCAAATGAAATTCAGTGGCAGGCAGCCCAAACCCCAACATTTACATATATAACGGAGCAGTTAACCATGTGTCAAGAAAGTGGTATTTCTGCCGTTTTGTGTGACCTTGCAAATATCGGAAAGACGTTCACAGCTCGTATTTACGTGAAGAATCATAAGAACGCTATATATGTAGACTGTTCACAAGTTAAAAGCAAACAACGCCTTATTCGCTTCATTGCGAAAGAATTTGGAGTGAATTACAATGGCAGATATTGCGATGTGTATGACGACTTATGTTTTTATCTTAAAACGCTGGAGCATCCTTTAATAATTCTTGATGAAGCGGGTGATCTGCAATATGAAGCCTTTTTGGAACTGAAAGCCCTTTGGAATGCGACGGAACGCTGTTGCGCTTGGTACATGATGGGCGCTGACGGGTTAAAGGAAAAAATGAACCGATCTATCCAATGTAAAAAGGTAGGATATACCGAAATGTTTTCCCGCTATGGTGATAAGTATAGTAAAGTAACACCGGATAGCTGCGAAGAACGTGAAGCCTTCCTACAAGCACAAGCGGCAATGGTTATAAAACTGAATGCCCCGGAAGGTACAGAAGTGATGAAGGTAGTAAAACAGACAGGCGGCAGCCTTCGCCGTGTATATACAGAAATCGAAAAATTGAAAAGAAATGAAGCGTGCCTATTCTCCTAAAGAAATACAGTCAATGAATATTCCTAGCTTCCCATTTACTGACGAATGGGAAGCGGCTTTCGGAACACCTGACAGAACAGGAACTTGGATTATATGGGGTGATAGCGGAAACGGGAAAAGTAGTTTTGTCATGCAGTTGGCAAAGTATTTATGTCAGTTTGATAAAGTTATTTATGACAGTTTGGAAGAAAGTACAGGGCTTTCACTTCAGAACAGTATTAACCGTTGCCGCATGGACGAAGTTAACGGCCGTTTTCAGATACTTGATCGCGAGCCGATGGATGAGTTATCTAAAAGACTTTCGAAGCGTAGAAGCCCCGGAATTGCTATTGTAGACAGTTTCCAGTACTCCGGTCTTACATACGCCAGCTACAAAGCCATGAAAGAAAAGCATCGCAACAAGCTACTGATCTTTATCAGCCACGCCGAAGGAGTGAAACCTGAAGGCCGTGCAGCTAAAAAAGTAGCTTATGATGCAGACGTGAAAATATTTGTTCAAGGTTTCCGGGCAATTTGCAAAGGTCGTTTTATTACTAAACCGGGCAATCACTTCACTATTTGGGCGGAAGGTGCTATACAATACTGGAATGAGAAATAATCACTAATAAATTTATAGCCATGGATGAAATTATTGAAGCAATTTTGAGTGAAGCAACAAAGAAAGCTAACAGGCTATCACTTACAGAACAATCATTTGTTTATACCGAACTATCGGAACACTTCACACGCCTTTCGCACGATGCTATAATGGCGGAATTTGGAATAAAAGAGGAGGACGAACCATGAGACGGACATACGCACGTTTTTACGTTCTTCTCAATCGTTTACCCACAACTGACAGGGAAGAACTAAAGGCAAATCTGGTAAGCCAATACACTAACGGACGGACAGATTCACTTAAAGAAATGACGAATAAGGAATATGATGCAATGTGTGATGCCATGCAGGAACAGGATAAAGGTTATAAAGCCCGCGAAATAGCCCGCGAAGAATTAAGGCGTAGACGGTCGGCAGCCCTTCACCTTCTGCAAAAGAATGGAATTGATACAACAGACTGGAATCGCATTAATCAATATTGTGTAAATCCGCGCATCGCTGGAAAGCCTTTTGGCAAACTCACTATTGATGAACTAGACCTGTTGTGCATCAAATTAAGAATGATAATTCGGAAAGATAATAATACAGATAAATCACTTTTAAATTAAAAAACAATTATGGAAAATGTAGAAAAGAAAGTTATTGAATTGACTGGCGAAGAACTCGAACAGTACAATGCGTTTAAGGCTGAACAAGCAAAAAAGGACGCCAAAGAACAAGCTAAAAAAGATCGTGAAGCCTACCGCGATTTAGTGGATGAAACGATAGAAAAAACAATCCCCGCCCTAGTATGTCTTAGTAACAGTATCAAGGCAACCAAACAAGCCGTTTTGGATAACTTTAAAGATGCGATTGAAATGAAGTCTGATGTCCTTAAACTCAAAAAGGACGGGCAGCGTAGTGATACTTTTACCAATTCCAAATCAGACAAACGTATTACCGTAGGTGTATATACAACAGACGGTTATCTTGATACCGTGGAAGATGGTATTGCAATCGTGAAAGAATACATCGAAGGGCTTGCCAGTGATGAAAAAACGAAGGCCCTTGTAAAAATGGTGCTTCGCTTGTTGGCGCGTGACGCAAAAGGCACATTGAAAGCCAGCCGGGTAGTTCAACTACGAAAAATTGCAGAAGAAACCAAAAGCGAACGTTTCATGGAAGGTGTACAGATCATTGAAGAAGCCTACCAGCCAGCTATCAGTAAACAGTTCGTTCGTGCTGAAATGAAAAATGAGAATGGGAAATGGGTTTGTATTCCTTTAGGTATGACTGAATCGTGAGTAAAAAGCAACAGCCGACATTGTTAATAATCCCGCCTTGCTCTCCGGTAGGAGACCCCGTAGAACAGGAAGAGTTCGGTGGGATTCCTTGTGAATACTGCCACGGCAATGGGTGGTTTATAGGAATAGAAGAAGATACCCGTGACACTATTAGAAAAGATTGTCCGGTGTGTAAAGGATATAAAAAACTGAAGGCCACTGTTACAATAAGCTGGTCAGCAGATGAAGGTTAATAATTATAGATTAATACAGTTATCCGGCCATAATACTTAAATATCTGGACTTATGAATAAGATTATTAACGAATTACTAGATGCCTTAGAAAGATCTACAAGTATTATGAATACTAGCATAACTAACTGTAGGTCGTGCGATGAGTGTGAAAAATGTGGCTTATTCCCATGTTTAACTATTACGCAAGCCGATAGGAATAAAGCTATTATTGATAAGATTAGAACAAGATAGTCATGAATAAAATAACATTTGAGATAACCGCTACAGGATGGACAACTACTGTAAGTGTCAACGGTGAAACTTTTAGTGAGAAGTTTGAACGGACTTCCAATGGTGCAATATGCGTAGAAGGTAATTTGGAAGGAGTAGAACAGATTCCTGATGAAGTGATAGATGCCATACAATCAAGTACCTATTATGATTGCATGGTTGCTCTTAGAGATATTGAATAACCATCAAAACAATAAAGAAATGAAACAAAGCCGAATGTGTACAGTAAGTCACGGAAATTGCTCAAGAAGTTCGAACCTTCGGGGAGGTAGTTTAAAGGCTATCTTGCTATGCAGCACCTCTTCTGCTTTGTTTTTAATTAATAAGGAACATTATGGAAATAATCAAACTAACGAAGAAAGAAGAGGAATGGATTAAGGAGCTGAAGAAGGTAATCCGAAAGAAACCTAAGAATCTGACTCTCTTTGCTGATGGAAATTTAAACATCTTGAAACTTGATAAGGATGATAATGATGGAGTGGGCGAAAATGGAAGAATGAAAAGTGACAGAATAGTAGCAATTATTCTTTACGCCTGTGATGGAGGTGCATTTTAATTAGAGTAAAACAAAATAGAAATGAGCGTTTTTGTAAAGCATTTCAGCAAGAAGGTTCCCCACAGGTGGTACAGACATGGAAGGAAGGTGTTCCGGCTGACTCCTGAAGGCATGTCTTTCAACGAATCCCGGGTTTTCCATTATGAATATATCGAGGACAACTATAAGAGCGGGTGTTACATCATAGGGTTCAACCTTTATGATGACATGATCCCGATAATGGAGGATGAGTGGCGGAACGCTATGGAGAATTGCATAAACCCGTATTAATTATGAGTGAATATTCATTGAAAGAAAGAGTTCAGATGTTAACATCATCGCTTGTATATGGCGGTCCTATGGCATTTGAACAAATCAAGAAATTAGATTGGTTGAAAAATACATCTGAATACGGAATATTATTCTATCTCCGGGAAGCTGAAAGATATGAATGGATAAAAACTAAATGTTTCAGCGGTGATAAGCCGAATATCTA